ATCTACCAACAGCATGAAGTTTTCCAGAATTTATCCACTGCTGATTTGTCATTGTCTTATCATCATACTGCAGTGCCTTAATTTCACCGATTGTCATATCAGTTAATGATTTTCCTCCATGTTGAGACATTTGCTTAATATCACCGGAAAAACCTACAACACCTCTACCATCATTAGTTCCAATCTGGTTTACGGCATCATATCCAGCAGCACCAGATTCATATTTTGCTAAAACAGCTAAAGCTGCCCTTTCATCACCACTAATATCTTTACTAAATTCTCCTCCTCCTCCCCCTGTATTATTAGAAGTTTGATTGTTAGAATCTTCTTCATTCATATTAGCAGTCAAAGCATTCTTCATACCCTCAACATCAGTCTGCATTCCTTCAAATGCTTTATTTAAATCATCCATCGCAGTTTTTAGTTTTCCCTCACTATCATTAAAATCAAGATTTTTTATATTACTCCATCCAGCAGACACTATAGATCCAATTGATTTAAACCAATTTCCCAAATTCTTAACAAAATTCTTTAATGAGTCAACTAATTTTTGAATTCTTTTTATTAATTTCTGTACAAATTCAATAATTTTAGGTAAATTATTAATCAACCAACCAACAATTAAAATACCAATAAATTTTAACACTTTTCCAAAGAAACTACTACCAGGAAGTTTAACAATTCCACTACTAGGACTTCTTCCTAACTTAGAAGATTCTAATAAAGATTCCTTTTCTCTCCTTCTTCTTTTTTCAATTAGACCTCTATTTAATTTTTTATTCCTTACAAAATTTTCTCTTCTTATTTTACTTCTTCTAAGTGTTGCCTTACGAAGCATCCCACCACTTCTGCCAAGTAAGGATCCAGTTCCTCTGGCAAACATTGCTCCTATTCTTACTGCTCCTGCTGCAACTGCTCCTATTGCCATTTTAGATTACCACATTATAGAGTGTTTGAGAATACATTGTATAGAAATTACTGGGATTTGCCGAAGCAACTAATGGAACATCGGTTGCTGATCCGGTCTTAAGTGGTTGTCCTTGTGCCTGCTGTCCTCCAGAACCTCCAACTTTCTTATAGATTACAGTTGTATTTCCACCACCAGATAATGGTCCCGGTCCCGAAGGCATTGATCCTGATAATGAAGATACATTTGCTGCTCCAGGTTTTACTAATGATGGATTTGAATCTGTTCCTCCCGATGTGTTTGCTGGTGGTGCTTGACCTCCTGTTGATTCTGATGCAGCAGCTGCTGCATCTGAGGGTGAGGATTTTTTGCTATCAAATCCAAAAAAACCATTAATATCTTTAATTCCAGGAGCATTATCCCAATTTTCGGACCAATTTTCATCTAAAATATTTTTAAACGTATCCCCCAACCAATATCCAAGACCAGATCCTGCAAGATATCCAAGACCAGTTCCTGCAATAGGGAGAACAGATCCAATAGCACCACCAAGTGCTCCTCCTCCACTACTAACTGCCAATCTTAGTAAAACCGGAAGTAGTGCTTTTGCAGGAGACATTCCCTGTTGCGTCCTCTCTAAAACTTCTTTACCAGTAAAAAATATATTTAAAAATCCTAGAGCTTTTTTCGCAATATTTCCAACAAGTCCTAAAAGTCCAGGTCCAACGCTTCCAAGTATTCTTGCAACAAATCCGAGAGTTTTACCTATGAATTTAGCAACATTACCAATACCTCCTGGTATTCTTGAAGCTAGATTAAAAGTTCCTCTCAAAAGTCCAACTGCTCTACCTGGTGCTTTAGAAGCAAATCCTTTTACACCATTCCAAGCTCTAGAAATGAGTCCCGCCAATCCACCCGGAGGTTTTTTGAGTATTTCACCAGCCTCCTTTGCTGTCATAGAGACATATTTTCCACCTATCATAGTTCCTTTAGAGGAAAGTCCTCTGTCAAGGATATCTTTAGCTAATTTTTTCCTAGCAGCATCGGTAGCAGGATTAATTTTAGGTGAACCACCTCTTGGTGTAACTCTAGATCCCGTACCACCAGTAGGTTTTGCACCACCTTTCGGACCACCTTTCGGACCACCTTTCGGACCACCACGAGGTTTTGGTGGTTTTGGTGGTTTTGGTTTTGGTTTAAGAAGTTCTCCAAGTTTTCTAAATGCAAATTTAAATGGAGCTAAAGCAATAGCAAGAGCTATTTTACCAATAATACCAACAACTCCAAGTATTCCAACGTTAAGTGCTAGAAATATACCACCAACAATAGCAAGAGTTTTTCCAACTTCTATTCCTATTTGTTTTAATTTATCATTATCTCCGTTCGCCAATGCTACAAATGCATCAAGTCCTTGATTGGTTAACCAACCTCCCAGGAGAAGCATGAAGAAAGATTTTAACTTTCCAAGAATTCCTCCTGCCTTTGACCCCACCTTTTCTGCTGGAGCAAGTATGGACTTGCTTAATTTTTTTTCTAATTGTTCTTCTTCACCAGATCTAAGTTTATTTTCTTCTTGTTTTTTTAAATTTCTTTCATTCTCTCTTTGTTGCTTCTTCTCAAGATCTGCTTCTTTGTTTATTGATTTTGCTAAGAGAGCAACATTCATCTCCAATGTTGCTACTCTTTTTTCTATTGAAATGTTTGAAGAAGGCGCTACTTTTTGTAGAGATACTCTACTTCTCCTTAAATTTAGTTGTGGTTTTGCGTTGATTTTAGATACCACTGTTTTGCTTTTGCTTTAAGTTTTCTTCTTCAATATATTGTTCTAATAGGGTAAGATAGATGTCTTTTTCCCAAGGTATCATATTTTCTAACTCTGTTAAGCTATATTTATGATGCTGCATGAGAGCAAAAGTAATCTTGTAGTATGACTCAAGATTGGTGTGAGCCATACCTACTCGAAAAAACTTGAGAGACCCTCCAGTACAACTTCACTTTCTACCCCAGTCTTTGGATTTTTTACACTAATTGTATGAGAAAGTCTTGGCATTGTTTCAAAGAAATTTTCAACTTCCTTAAATTGTTTCGAACTCAATTGCTCAACGAAATCAACCATTTCTTTCTTACTACAGTCAGAGGCAGACCAAGATTCTTCTTCATTATAAATCTGCTCAATAGATGCAGCAATCAGTTTAAATGATTCATCAACACCAAAGTTTCCATCAAAACTAAAATTAGATTTAATAAATTCATCCAGTGATGGATACTTCATTCTCATAGTTAAATTTTCATCTAATACAATATCTCTTGAATGATTCTCATCTGTAATAACTTTAATATCATCAAGATTAATTGTTACTGGAACTTGAGTTTCTTCATCATCCGGGCAAGTTATTGATACCTCAACTTCTTCACCAACAGATTTTCCTCTAATATTTAAGAAAAGATACTCAATGTCAAAAGTAGAAAGATTTTCTACTTTGATACCCCTGGAAAGAATACAATTACCAATTACAGTTTTAATTGCATTCGTAATTTGTTTTTGATCTTCAGATTCCATCGCAATGATTAGAATCTTCTCTTCCTTTACCAAGAATGGTCTGTATCTAATTTTCTTTTTTGTAGAAGGCAATTCCAACTCATAAATTGGAGTATTAATCTTTGGTAATGGCATAATAACCCATTATAATGTCAGTTGTGATTATTTAGATGGTTATTCTATAAGTATTTCAATAGTTCCACCATTAGCAAGAGTTCTCGCATCTTCTATACTTTTTCCGGTATCATCAGCAAGTGCTTGTGCATTTTGCTCAATCTCTTTATTACCACTAGACCCATCCTTTACACTCTTAGATGTGGATTTACCGGCAATATATCTCTCATATTCAAAAGAAGCACTGACTTTTAATATATTGGAACTATCATACGAAACTGGAATAGAAGTTAAGTTCTTGGGAAATAAACCAATAAAGGTATATTCTATTTCCTTTTTAAAATCTCTATCAAATTTAACTATTTTTGTTTTATCGCACTTGTATAGATCAGGATATCTCATTCTATAATAATACCTTCTTTCAGTTTGATCTTTTCCAGATCCATCTGTGATAAATTCCATCCAATGTTCCAAGAATTTAATCATTCTGTAATCAGAATCAACATAAAACTCTAACTGCATTTCAGTGAATATTCTGGAATGTGCCATTTTTTCCTGCACACCCATAAAATTTCCCTTGATATCTGCTGTTGCTAATGAACTTCCGGGAATAGAAGCAGAAGAACACAGTAAACCGGCAGATCTTGTAATAAAAGATGTGTCCACACCTCTTTTTTGTAGATGGTCTGAAAGTTTGCCATCCAAACCTCCAAAGGTTACCTCATAATGAGATGTCTGTGCGAGTTTAGCAACTACTGATTTAAGTTCAGATATTTTCTTGGGTCTTGGCACTCTAAATACCTACACGACTACTTTATTATTAGTTATTTAGATGTCATATAAGGGAAAATACCAACCATCTTATCCTAAAAAATATAAGGGTGATCCGAACAATATTATATACCGTTCTTTATGGGAACGCAAGTTTATGGTTTACTGTGATAAGAATGAAAATATATTAGAGTGGGGTAGTGAAGAGATTACGGTTCCCTACCGTTCTCCTGTTGATAATAGATACCATAGATACTTTCCAGATTTTTATATAAAAGTAAAAGAGTCCACTGGAAAGATTAAAAAGATGATAATTGAAATCAAACCATATAAGCAGTGTATAGAACCAAAAGTCAAAACAAAAAAGACCAGAGGTTATGTCTATGAAGTTGTTGAGTATGCTAAAAATCAGGCAAAATGGAATGCTGCTAAGGAATGGTGTTTAGATCGTGGTTATGAGTTTAAGGTTCTCACAGAAAACGAGTTAGGTATTAAATGACATTCTCACGTCCAACAGATGATAATAGTAATCGTGTGCGTGGTGTGATTGATAGTTTTATTGGTGTAGAAACTGCCGATGATATTATGGGAGAATTAATAGGAGTTCTATCAGAAGGTGGAAAGGTTCCTGAGACAGGTAAATACTATACATTCTTTTATAGTGCCAAGACATCAGGAATACAATACGATGAACATCCACTTGTCGGTGTGACTGATGTTTTCTCTTGGGGGTTTCGTGGAATCAACTTTCATTGGGACTCTCAGAATAGCAGAAGACAATATGATTACAATCAAATCATTGGTGGACTATACGAAATCTATCCAGAAGAGATG